TTCGAGCGCTAAACACAATTTTCTTTCCGCCAGACGCAGATCCTTTTTTATTTTTCTTTGAGCCGTAGATGCGATCTTTTTTAGGAGCACGAGGATTTGCAAACTCTGTTTCTGTTGAATCAGACGAGTCTTTAGGAACACAGTTAGGAACCATGTTTCCGTTCTTACCCTTCTTCATTCCAACTTGTTTGTAACCATCCCAGCACGGACCTTCGCCCGCAGCGGTTACTGGCTCGTAAGAGTCTAAAAGATCAACTGGCTCAATTGACATTGTTAAACCTCTGTTGTCGGTGTTGGCTCTGTTGTCTCTGTTGGCGTCTCTGGAGTTTCTGGTGCAGCCTCGTCAGCTACTGGTTCTGTAGACTGTGGTCCCTTAAGAAGTCGTTCAACCTCTGGCGGAATTGGTGCAAGTGATTGTGCCTGTGATGCAAGACGTGTTGCCTTCATTACGTCAGGAGCAACGGCTCCAAGCATTGCCTCTGTAAGCTCTGGCGTGATTGCGCCCTTCTCCTTAAGAAGACGTAGTGCAACTTCTGTTGGCGTTGGTGCATCCTGCTCTGTGAATCCGTGCGATCTACGCCACGCATCTCCGGAAATTACTCCCCTGTCAAATCCAGCATCTGCGTCAGCCGCGCGGTCATTGCGCGTAGCTACCTGTGATGGGTCATACCATACGCAGATGCGTTCTACCTGAGCTGGGTCGAACCCATTTGCAATCAGGTAAGGACGCAGATAAACAACTGTAATTGCGTCTGCAATGAGAAGCATTAACGGTTCGATATGTGCTTTGTATAGAGACTCATCAATTTGAAGAGCGTTTGAGTATTTTACGTTTGCAAGGCCTGTAACAATATCCTTTGGTACATCTAGACCTTGTAGGATTCTTTCAAGAACGCGATCTGCACGTTGCGCAAGTGCAGGGTCAAATGAACGTTCAAACTTGAATTGCTTAATCTTGTCACCAAGCTCAGCAGGACCGCGAATGATAAGAGGAACAACTGCAGACGCAGAGTCCTCGTCACGAATCGGAGTCGTCATCGCATCCATCAACTGATCTTCAAACTCGTCCGCTGCTTCCTCAGGACTAAAGTCTTGATTAGTTGCGTCATCATCATCATATGGATAATCTGGGTCTGGTGAACCGGCAACAGAAAGACCGTCAGGTAAGTACAACGCACCAGCGTTTAGGCGTGAGCGTGCAGTAGCACGGAACGTTCTGTTGAGGAGAAGTAGCTCTGCACAAAGATCTAACAAACCGCGTAGGCTTGAATCAGCCTCGTCGGAATATCGTGGGTGCGCTCTCCAGATACGACCAACGAAAGCGTTCTTTGGCAAAATAAGTTGACCAGCATTTTTTTGTCCAGTAAGTGTTGAAGCCTCACGACGAGGAATAATTGTGTATGCACCCTTTTGGTCAACCTGAACTTCATCAACTGAACGAATATCCCAAGTCTCTGGAAGTCCTTGTCCACGGCGCTCTGGAATTTGAACTAGGTAACACTCGCCGGAAACTGCTAGGTTTAACGCTGCATCACGAAGAAGTCCAGCCTGTCCGCCGTATGCGGAGTCAAGACGAACAATTGCGCGCTCTGCGGCAGAGGCAAGACGCTTATCTAATAGGTCACTGTTGCGAACTGGAAATGGTGGCTCGGCAGGATTATCAATCACCGCGGCATAAAGACGAATACGAGATATTACAGATCCAACAAGACTAAATGCGTATTTAATTTCACCGATGGCGTCATAGTATTCCCACGCCTCAGTCTGCCAGGAGTTTGCTCCTGCAAGACGACGTGAACGAAATTGCTCGGCCTCGCCCTTATCGTTTAGACGAATCTGCGCTGCGGCAGCAGTAAGGCCACGAGGATATGAGTATGGGACTGGTGTAGCAAAACCTGGAACGTTTGCAATAGAGCTAAGAGACAGAGAAGGAGAGTTAATAGCACGACGGACAGCTGCTGCTGATCTACGACGCCCCGCACGATTCTTATCGGGTTCGCGACTAAATACTGCCACCTGCTACTCCTTGTCCTGATTAACGGAATAGTTGGACATTACTTTTCCAACCATGCGGTTATAACTCCTGCGGCTGCTGATAGCGCAAAAACAGCGCATACGGCAGTCGTTGGTATAGGTACTATAATATAGGCAAGTATAACTAGTGATGAGATCCAAAATGACACACACCAATAACAGGTGAGTAGATACCCAATACCTCCGTCGGCTGGCTTAAACTTCTTCCAGACCTTCTTACGGAACTTGTCAAGGACTGTGTCCTCGATGATAAGACGGCTAGCACGGTAGACTGCAAGCGCTAGTATAACGAAGTTACCAAACGCGATTTCCATAGGTTATTCCTTTCATTCGGTTGGATCCTGACTTGAATACACGTGGCGATACGGATTCCACGAGCGCAAACGTGAACCACAACCGCAGTTCTCGTCCTTCTTGTAGGCAAGCATCTTGCCTGTTTCGGTGACTATGTATGAGTCCTCGGTCCTACTATCTGATTTGTGATGTTCGGTGTACCGTTCACGAAAAACAATCATCGGACCATCTTGACCATCTACGGCAACGATAACCGCCTCATCGGTGACAACGATACGTGTCTTTGTTACCTGATAGGCACCTGCGGTGATCGGCGCAGATGAAAGCTCTTGAACCGTATTAACGAGACCAGCCTGGGCAACTCCAACAAAGGCAGGAAACACATCATTCATTATTTTCATTTACCTAACCTTCTTGCCATTGCGCGATATGTAACACCTGCCACCTCGGCAAGTTCGCGAACTGGAACATTTGACTCGTAAAGACGAGTACAGATAATTGTAAGCTCATCGTTGGCAAGTGCTTGTGGAGAATTAGGTGTCATCTTAGAACGATAACGACGAGCCAGCGGAGACAACTGCTCGATACGAGTGCGATCTGCTCCACTAATTCCCGGAGAGACTGGACGTCGTGATACATAACCGCGAGGTCCTGTCTTAAGCTTAGGGGTTGGAATAGGAGAAGATATAGGAGAATGTTCATGATTACGTGCGACCCAAAACTTAACGGTAGATCTACGACGAACAGGATTACACGCGTTACCAATGCTTTGAAGAGACCAACCTGCCTCAAAGAGTTGTCTTACTCGGGTGTAGAACTCCTTATCAAATAAGGTAGAAAGAAGCTCGGCCTCAGACTCCGGTAGTGCCTGCTTACGAGCAGGACGGCGCTTCTCTTCCATAAGGTACACGATAACATGTAGTGTACACTAGCGAACTTTAAAAACACCGCCTGTTCGGTTGTTTGGAAGCTTACGATGCGCAAGTGAGCGCGCGGTGATCTTTCCACCAACGAAACCAGCAGGAGGTTTAATGAGGAGCGCAGTCAATGCGTGTACTAAAGCGTCAACGCGGTCTGGAGACTTACCTTCACCAGGAATCCACGAGATCATCTGGCTTTCAAGATCTGCAAGATAGCCTACGTGGTGAACACGACCTTGTTCATACGCGAGCGTAATTGGTTCTGCGCGTAGAGCCTTGCCGTGCTTGGAATGAACCTCAAGTACCTTAATACTTGGATCAATCGTGTTAATAGCATTGCGAACGAGCGCACCGCCTTGGTTAACCTCAGCAACTACAGGGCAACCCCACTTGCGTGCCATCTGCACAACCTTGTTTGCCCACACGTCAGGAGATCCATGAACAGTTGCGTCCTCGAGTACCCAGGAGTTACGCTTGTACAAATCGCGCTCGCCAGTTGATGCGCAAACAATGATACCGCACTCGTCTCGAGGATTCTCTGCAACCGAAGGGTCAACTGCGACAACGCGCAACGGTGTTCCCATTGGCAACGTAGTTTCTCTTGAACGGTCAATAAGATCTGGTGTCCACAACGCTCCCTCTACGTCCGAGAGCATCTCGCCGTATAGTTCCTGTTGCGCTAATCGCGTTCCTTCATATACACCCTTGATGGCGTCAAGATACGCGGTGGATAGGTTTCCCTGGTTATCCATGGTTGAACCACGGGTAATGATTACCTTTCCAGTTTTTTGTGCCTCAGCCATTAGTTGATAAAGAAGAGGAACTCTCTTTGGAGTAGTTGTAACAACAATCTTAGGATTAGATCCAAGACGGGTACCAACACGAAGGTTATCAAACGCAGTCATACCTGCCGCGTCAGGAGTTTGACGCCAGGCGGCAACCTCGTCACCCCAGGCATGTGTAAATTGCGGACCACGAAGTGAATCCGGCTCATCTGCGGTGAAACATGTAGCCGTGTTTCCGTTAGGCCAGGTTAGTCTTCGCTTTGACGGTTCATATAGCGGGCGCTCGCTTGGAGGCGTCACGTTAATGATTCCGGACTCGCCTTCAACGATAACGTCACGAACGTCAGCAGCAGTACGAGCAACAAGCGCAAAACGTATTTGTCCCTTGTTTGTGTACTTTGCTTCTTCTCGTATCCACTCTGCGGCAGTACGCGTTTTACCTGCACCGCGACCTGCAAGATAAAGCCAGATGTTCCAGTCATCACCTTCAGGGCGTTGTTGTTCAGGACGACCCCAAAACGACCAATCCCACTGTAAGCGCTCAGGATCAAATCCTTGAAGTGCTAACGCCTTTTGCTCTGGAGATAGTTTGGCAATTCTCTCTGCCATTGACTCTGCCATGTGACTACTCTATTCTGGTTTGAAAGCTGTTAGGCGATTCTCTTCTAGGATTGGATTGTACGCTTTTGATGCGCCAGTCTGCGGAGTCTTGTATCCGTAACGAACAAGTCGAAAACGAAGAGCGCCATGAGTAACACCGAGACGCTTTGCAAGACGATACAAGGTTACGCCCTCAACTGTATGAGCGTAGTTGACTAACCACGTGTATTCCTCAGCCTCCTTGCGGTAAGCCTTTCCATACGAGCGCACCTGTTGAGCATATGGTTGAAGCTCAAGTAGACGCTTTAGTGTTTCCTCAGTTGGTTCAATAAACTTAGGTGAAACCTTCTCTGGATACTTCGGTGGCTCAGGAATTGGATAGCCACTTGCGGCGACACGAATTGCCTCACTCATTGGAACTGCGTGTGAGATCTGGCGCACGCGCTCACGGGTGAGTTGACCTACGACACACTTGCCGATAGAGTCA